CAAGTATATGATGGGACAGGCACATGCCTATTTAAGAATATCACAGGAGATATCATCCCTGCTAAACCCTAAGAAGGAGAAAAAAAATGATGCTGAAAGACCAGAAAACGTCGTCGACTTCGGAAGTCCCAAAAACTAAATCCGCTTTATTAGATAAATACGACGATGAACATAAAAAAGAATTAGATGGTTACGAACGTCTAAAGAAAAAAGAATCAAGTAAATTACCGGCACCAACTGGATGGAGACTATTAGTTTTACCATTTAAAATGCCTGAAAAAACTAAAGGTGGTTTAATACTAGGACAAGATACACTTGAGAGACAACAAGTAGGATCTACTTGTGGTTTGGTTCTTGAAATGGGACCACATTGTTATGATAAAGAAAAATTTCCTGAAGGAGCCTGGTGTAAAAAAGGTGACTGGGTAATTTTTGCAAGATATGCTGGATCAAGAATACAGATAGACGGTGGGGAAGTAAGATTGCTAAATGATGATGAAGTTTTAGCGACCATCGATAAACCGGAAGATATACTTCATCAATATTAATCATAGTAACACTAGGAGGAAACTATGCCAGACTTGGAAAATAACAAAGTCGATATCGATACATCAGGGCCAGCAATGGACGTCGATATAGCTGAAGAAAAAGACTCAGCTGAAATTGAACAACCTGAAATAAAAGAAGAGCCAACAGTAAGACCTGTTGTAGATGAAACAGTTCCTGAAGATAAAACTCATGAAAATGAACGTGAGATTAAATTAGAAGAAAATGTTTCTGAAGAACCAAAAAAAGATGAGCTTCAAGATTATTCAGAAAGCGTTCAAAAAAGAATAGCTAAACTGACTAAAAAATGGAGAGAAGCAGAACGTCAAAAAGATGAGGCTTTAGTTTTTGCTAAATCAGTTTTAACTGAAAAAGAAAAAGCAGAACAAAAGATATCTAAGATGGAACCTAGTTTATTAAAAACTACGGAAGATTCTATTACATCTGGACTAGAGTCTGCAAAAGCAAAACTAGCTGCAGCAAGAGAAGCTGGAGATATTAATGCTGAAGTAGAGGCTCAATCTTTAATTTCTGAATATGCGTATAAACAAGCTAGATTCACTGAAGCAAAAGCTGAACAAGAGTTGTATGCAAAGAAAAAAGAAACAGAAGTTCAACAACCTCAAGTTAATTTACAACAAAGACAACAAGCAGCAACAGGTACACCTGATCCAAAAGCTGAAGCATGGGCCCAAAAAAACTCATGGTTTGGTCAAGATTCAGCAATGACTTATACTGCTTTTGATCTTCATAAGAAATTAACTGAACAAGAAGGTTTTGATCCATCTAGCGAAGAGTATTATTCTGAAATAGATAAAAGAATAAGACTTGAATTTCCTCAGAAATTCGCTAAAATAGAACCTACGGAAACGGCTAAACCTGTACAGACAGTTGCATCTGCAAAAAGAAGTACAAAAACTGGTCGCAAAACTGTGAGGCTCACACCATCACAGGTAGCAATTGCTAAAAAATTAGGTGTGCCACTCGAAGAGTATGCGAAACAATTAAATATCACGAAGGAGGTATAAGCATATGGAAGATAATAACGATAAAAGAACCTCGCGTGCGAGTCAAACTAGAGAAAAAACAGCTCATAAAAAAGTTTGGACTCCACCATCAAGTTTAGATGCACCCCCTGCGCCAACAGGATTTATTCACAGATGGATAAGAGTTGAATCTATGGGATTCCAAGACACTAAGAATGTTTCTGGAAGAATTAGATCAGGATACGAGTTAGTGAGAGCTGATGAATATCCAGACTCAGAATTTCCAATTGTGGACGATGGTAAATATAAGGGAGTGATCGGAGTTGGTGGCCTTGTGCTAGCAAGGGTACCGGAAGAGATTGCGCAACAACGAGCAGACTATTATAGAAAACAGGCTGAAGATAACGTTGATGCAGTAGATAACGATCTTATGAAGGAACAGCACCCAAGTATGCCTATCAATATTGATAGACAGACTCGTGTAACTTTCGGTGGCTCGAAGAAGGGTTAATTTTTTAACAATTCCTAACCGCCGGATAAACTTAAATAAATGTCTATAAGGAGGACACAACTATGGCTAATCAAGATAGCGCATTCGGTCTAAGACCGAGTGGAAAAGTTGGTCAGAATAGAGACAACCAAGGTTTATCTGAATATAACATTGCTGCATCTGCAGCCGCAATTTATTTCAACGATCCCGTTGAAATGGCAGACACAGGTACAATTACTGTAGCTGCTGCGACTGATGTTTTATTAGGATCACTTACTGGTGTTTTCTTTACTGATGCAACAACGGACAAACCTACTTATGCGAATCATTTGAACGCAGGTAACACTGCAACCGATATTATCGGTTTTGTATCTGATGATCCGTATCAAAGGTTTGAAATACAAAGTGCTGGTACACCTGCGCAAACCAATATTGGTAACTGTGCAGATATCGTGTATGCAGCCGGTAGTTCGCCAAACTATGTTTCAGGTGTAGAAATATCTGGAACAATGGCTGCGGCATCTGCGCAACTAAAAATAATCGGTGCGTCAAAAGAAATCGATAATAATGAATTAGGTTCAGCTAATACGAACTTAATTGTTACTATTAACGAACACTTCTTGAAACAAACCGCAGGTATCTAATAAAGGAGAATAACTATGGCGATATCACGAGGACAACTAGTTAAAGAACTAGAGCCAGGTTTGAATGCTTTATTCGGCCTGGAATATAAACGTTATGAGAATCAGCATGCTGAAATCTACACGACAGAATCTTCAGACAGAGCGTTTGAAGAAGAAGTTATGTTATCAGGTTTCGCAAATGCTTCAGTTAAACCTGAGGGTTCTGGCGTAGCTTTTGACAATGCTCAAGAGACTTTTACTGCTAGATACACTCACGAGACTGTTGCACTTGCATTCGCGATCACTGAAGAAGCGATCGAGGACAACCTGTATGACAGACTTGCGTCTAGATATACTAAAGCACTTGCTAGATCTATGGCGAACACTAAACAAGTTAAGTCAGTGGTACCTTTAATTCAAGGTTTACCAACTAACAATAACTTCAATTCAGGTGACGGTGTTAGTTTATTTAACACAGCTCACCCTACAATTGCGGGAACTGTTAGTAATACTTTAGCAGTACAAGCTGACTTAAATGAAACATCATTAGAGCAATCTTTAATCGACATTGCTGCAATGACAGACGAAAGAGGTCTGAAAATTGCTGCAAGAGGTGTTAAAATGATTGTACCTAGTGAAAACCAGTTTAATGCTGAAAGACTTATGAAGTCTCAAGGTAGAACTGGAACTGCAGATAATGACATTAACGCTATTGCGTCAATGGGAATGGTTCCTCAAGGTTACAGAGTGAACAATTTCTTAACTGACCCAGATGCGTTCTACATCATTACTGACGTGCCAAATGGTATGAAGTACTTTGACAGAGCGCCGATTAAAACGGCTATGGAAGGTGACTTTGATACTGGTAACGTAAGATACAAAGCTAGAGAAAGATACTCTTTTGGAGTTTCTGACTACAGAGGTATCTTCGGTGTTGAAGGTGTTTAATCACTAATTAAAATATTTGAGGCGGACATAGTTCCGCCTCATTTAGAAAGTAAGATAACAAATCCATGAAAAAATTTATAGTTACCATAATCGCTTACAATCATTACGCAAAATTTGAAGTATCATCTAATGATGATGCAGTTTCCCTTGAACAGGCCATAGTTGACAAACTAGGACAAAATGTTATAAAATGGGAAAATGTCGGAGACAAAATGTTTGGATCTGACAAGTATAGAATAACTTATGAGGAAGTTATATATGACGATGCAACCACACATCCAGGATCTTTACAAAAAGAAAAAATCTCTGGATCTCAAATGGGAGCAAGAACATCTTAACGAGGGTAGATATACTCTTGATATGGTGAGGATAGACGACGAAGTAAAAAAGATTGTTTTACATATTAAATCTGCAGAAGCAAAAGAAGCTCATTTGCAGAATAAAGTCGATGCTACCGCTCCTACAGTTTCTGTAGCTACTTAATAAAAAGCTACATCGTTGGAAAAATCCACTCCACACTACAGGCTCTCTTGCACTCTACTAAAAAGTAGTGTATAAAATTATCACTATACATATATTAATTTTCTGCATAGACGCAGTATAGTCGACGGCCTAGAGACTATGTGGAATTAACTAGGAGAATAATCATGGCTAATACAACCTTTTCAGGACCGGTCATTTCTAAAAATGGCTTTATAGGTTTTGGACCCGGAATGTCAGTTAATATTAATTCTACAGGCTTAGGTGCTCAAGGATTAAATTTAACTGTAAACGATCACGCAGGCAGACTTTTAATATCACAAGATGCAGATGGTATTTATACTTTACCAAGTATTAATACTAATGCTAATGGTGTTACTGCAGGCGCTACTGACTACAACAACTTGAATAACATTGGTGCAACTTTCACTTTTTACATTGATACACTTGCAACTGATGTTCAAATTCAAACAGATGGTGTTGATAAGTTCACAGGTGCCGCTATGATCGCTGTAGATGATGGAGCTAAAAAAGCTTTCTTTCCAGCAGCATCAAATGATGTGCTTTCTATGAATGGAACAACTACAGGTGGGATTGTTGGTTCTGTAATTCAAATTACAGCACTAGAATCTGCTCAGTATTTGGTACACAATACTTTGATCCTTGGATCAGGAACTATTGTTACTCCATTTAGCGATACGTAATAAATAATTAATTTGTGTGAGTCTTCGGACTCACACAAGTTTTAAGGAGAATTAAATATGAGATCAGATGTAAAAGCGATTCAGATAACAGCAACAGGTCAAGTGTTTGGTGGAAGAACAAGACTAAGAGGAATTATTCTTTCTAACACAACAACTACTACTGATACAGGATCAATAACTTTACAAGATATCAGCGGAACTCAATTCACTGCAGAGGTTCCTCCAGGAGATGTTTTTACTTTTAACATGCCTGAAGATGGAATTTTATTTAAATCTGGAATGACTTGTAGCGCTATCACTAGTGCTAAATCAACCGTGTTAATAGATAAGTAAGGAGACAAAATGGATTCAGATCAGAAGACATTAAACATGACAACAGTAGGAGCTGACACTCTTGCAAGAGCAGGTAGAGCTAGAATTACTTCTATTCAAGGATTAGGCATAGCATCATCTACAATTATTTTTTATGATTCAGCAGATGCAAGTACGCCAGGAACAGCAGTAGCTACTTATAAATTTGGAACTGAAGGATTAGAAGTTTATATTCCAGGTTCAGGTATTAAGTTTGAAAATGGTATTGTTTATAATTTAGCAGGAGCAGGCGGAAGCATTACAGTAACTATTACAGGAGCTTAATGGCAACTTCAGGAACTACAGTCTTTGAAAAAAATTTTGCTATCGATGATATAATCACCGAAGCTTATGAGAGATTAGGACGTTTTGATTATTCTGGAAATGATATAAAATCTGCAAGACGTTCTTTAAATATAATGTTTCAAGAATGGGCAAACAGAGGTTTGCATTTTTGGGAAGTTGGAAATAATGATATCACATTAGTTAATGGTCAAGCTGTCTATACAATGTATAGATCAACGTCTGATGGAACTTCAGATGCAACAGCAGTTTATGGTGTTGATGATATATTAGAAGCTGTTTATAGAAACTCTTCTTCAACTGATTTTCCATTAACAAAAATAAATAGATCTGCATATCAAGGTCTTTCAAATAAAACAAATACAGGAACTCCTACACAATATTTTGTACAAAGATTTATTGATAAAGTAACTATTACTTTATACTTAACTCCAGGTGCCTCTGAAGCCGGAAACAAACTTAATTATTATTATGTAAAAAGAATTCAAGATGCAGGAGCTTATACTAATGAAGCTGATGTACCTTACAGATTTGTACCATGTATGTGTGCAGGTTTAGCTTATTACCTTTCACAAAAAGTAAAACCAGAACTTACACAACAAATGAAATTATTATATGAAGATGAATTAAAAAGAGCATTAGAAGAAGATGGTTCACCTTCAAGTTCTTTTATAACTCCAAAAACTTATTATCCAAATGTCTAATTTATCTAGAGGAAAATACGCACAATTTATATCTGATCGTTCTGGTCAAGCATTTCCATATACGGAAATGGTTATTGAATGGAATGGTGCACGTGTACATACATCAGAGTTTGAAGCAAAACATCCACAACTAGATCCAAAACCAACTACTGCAGATGGACAAGGTTTAAGAAATGCAAGACCACAAACTTTTACACTTGCTTCTGGTGGCGGTGGTGGAATAGCTGTAGATTTAACTTTACCTGCTCCTTTTTCTTTTAGTACAAATCCTAATAGTATGGTTCCTGAAAATGGAAGTGAGATTAATATAAAAAGAGAAGCACTAATTAATTTAGGAACTGTAGAAATAACTGGAGTTGTAGATAGTGTTTCAGTTACTCCTACTCCTGTAACATCAAGTTTATCTTTAAACAGTGTTACAACTACAACTACTTCAGCCACAGTTTATGCAGTGACAGTTGCTAATCCTGGATCTGGAAACAAATATTATATAGATGGAGTTCAACAAGATACTTTATCTTTAACAATAGGATCAACATATAAATTTGATCAATCTGATTCTTCAAATGCAACTCACCCATTAAGGTTTTCAACAACAAGTGGTGGAACACATTCTGGTGGAACAGAATATACAACAGGTGTTACTACATCTGGTACACCTGGATCAACAGGTGCTTACACTCAAATAACTGTTGATGCAAGTGCACCTAGTACGTTATACTATTATTGTACAAATCATTCTGGAATGGGAGGTCAGATTAATATCACATAATGACATACGCTGAATTAGTACAAAAAATTAGAGATTATACAGAAGTTAGTTCAAATGTTTTAACTGACTCTATTACAAATGATATTATTCGAGATGCAGAATTAAGAATAATGAGAGATGTAGATGTTGATGCAAATAAAAGGTATGTAACAGCTGAGGTAATTTCAGGAACAAGATTTATTGATACACCTATTAATACTTTAGTAATTAGATCAGCCCAAATTGTAGATTCTGATGGAGTAGGTCAAGCTGATAATAGAGAATTTTTACAATGGAGAGATTCTAGCTTTATGTCTGAATTTAATCCAACTAATGCTCAAGGTGTTCCAAAATACTATAGCTGGTGGGATGATGACACAATAGTATTGGCTCCAACTCCAAATGCTACTTACACAATTCAATTAAATTATATCTTGAAACCAGAGACTTTATCTAGTACAAATACACAAACATATATTAGTCAACAATTTCCCAATGGCTTATTGTATGCATGCTTAGTTGAAGCATTTTCATTCTTAAAGGGGCCAAATGATCTCTTGCAATTATACGAAGGAAAGTATAAACAAGTATTAGAAGGCTTCTCTATAGAACAAATGGGAAGACGAAGACGTGATGAATATCAGAGTGGTGTTCCTCGTGTCGGTGGTAAATAATAATAAGGAGAAAAAACTATGGCTATTACACAAGCAATTGCAAATTCTTTCAAAAAAGAATTATTGGAAGGTGAGCATAATTTTGGTACTGGTGATGACAAGTTTAAGATCGCTCTTTATACTTCTTCAGCTACTCTAAACTCAGCAACAACTTCATTCACAACTGGAAACGAAGTTTCAAATACAGGTCAGTACACTTCTGGTGGCGGGTTACTTGTAAATAATGGAACTTCTATATCAGCTGGTGTCGCAAGAGTTGACTTCGCAGACAGATCTTTTACTGGAGTGACGTTAACTGCTAGAGGAGCTTTAATCTATAACACTTCTGCAACTGCAACTAATGCAGCTGTATGTGCTTTAGATTTTGGAGCAGATAAAACAGCGACTGCAGGTGTTTTCACAATTCAGTTTCCAGCAGCTACATCAACAGCAGCGATTTTAAGAATCTCTGGTTAGTACATAGGAGTTAAAATCCTATGGCATCAGGAACTTGGAATACTGGATTTTGGGGCCAAAACCAATGGAACGATTTAGCTGATCCTACGTTTACATTAACAGGGGTAAGTTTATCTGGTGTTATTGGAACGACTACCGAAATTGACGGTGATATAAATACAGGTTGGGGACGTATTGAGTGGGGCTTAAATGCCTGGGGTGAACTTGGTACTGTAATTCCAACAGGGATTGCTGCATCTTTTAGTATTGGTACTATTGGTTCTCAAATTGATGTATCTCCTGTTCCATTAGGAATGGGAATGACAGGTGCAGTCGGATCTCTATTTATAGATATTGCAAATACAGTTTTTCTTACAGGTAATACATTAACTAGCACATTGGCAAATGCTGATGCTGGTCCTGATGCAATGCTTACAACAAATCATGCTTCAGTAAATCTTGGAACCATTGATGCGTATAATCAAACTGGTTGGAGTAGACAACAATGGAACGTAAACGCATGGGGCGTTGAAGGTCAATACGCAACTGCAACACCAACTGGTATTGCAATGAATGCAAATATTGGAACGTTAACCGCAGTAGGAACTGGTGGTGTAATTCTTAATACTTTAAATGTTGCTGCAGCTACATTAGGTGTTGTTGATCCTGCTCCTGATGCTGGAGTAACTGGTAACTTTATGATTGGTGCTACCGGTCAATTAGGAATGCAAGGTGATGTTCCACAAGATGTAACTGGTATAGCAATGTCTGCAGGTTTAGGAAGTGTTGTAGTAGTACCGGGTCAAGAAGTTCCTTTAACAGGATTACCTGGTTTAGCTAGAGTAGCTTCTGTTACACCTATTATTCATGTAGATGTTTTAGTTACAGGAAATGCCTTGACTATGGCACAAGGTTCTGGTAGTGCTTTAATCTGGAACGAAGTAAACACAGGTACAGCGCCTATAGATCCTCCAGGATGGCAAGAAGTAGCTGCATAATGAGTTTGACACAAACTCAATTTTTTAGTAAAGTAAACGCAAATAAGGAATTTAAATTATGGCAAATTCAACATCAGCTAGTTTAAAATTAACAGTTCAAGCAACTGGGGAAAACTCGGGAACTTGGGGACAAATTACAAATACTAACTTACTAATTCTTGAACAAGCAATTGGTGGTTATGACGCATTTAACGTAACTAACGCATCTAGAGCATTAACTTTTACAAATGGTGCTTTATCAAATGGTAAGAATGAAGTTATTAAATTAACAGGAACTTTAGAAGCTAACGTTAATGTTACTATTCCAGATTCAGTAGAAAAAACTTATCTTGTTGAAGATGCATGTGATCATGCAGGTTACACTTTAACTTTTAAAACTACATCTGGAACAGGTGTACTTTTATGTGAAGGTCACACTTACACTTTATATTCTGATGGAACTAATGTTGTAAAAGCAGGTGAACTTAAAAAATGGAGAGCAATCTCTGCAGCAGAAACAATTCAAGCAGGCGCTCAAATTTTAGTAAATACAAATGGTGGAGCAGTAACAGTAACTCTTCCTTCATCGCCGTCATTAGGTGATCAAGTAAATTTTGCAGATCAAGGTTATGATTTTAATACTAACGCATTAACTGTTGGTAGAGCAGGTTCTAATATAGCTAACTCAGCAGCTGATCTTGTAGTTAATACACAAGGTGCAGCTTTTGGATTAGTGTACTCTGGAGATGCTACAACAGGATGGACTTACACGGAGAAATAATATGGCAGCAAATGGAAATTGGACAATAATATTTGAAGATAAAACAGTAATTAAAAATTTTGCAGAAGGCGCTAATGAAGGTGTTGGATACAAAATTGATGATGATGCTTTTTGGAATCAATCAAAATTTGCAAATATTTGGGCTATTCAATATGGTACTTCTAATACTTCTGATGAAGTAGAACATAGAGATGAAACTCCTCATTGTAGTTATGCAGATGCAAACTTAGGGGATATTAGTCAATTTAGTAATAGATGGGATGCAGCTCACTTAACTCAATTACAATTAGAATGGGATAATGATATTTTACATATTGAAGATCCGGAAGGACAAGATCCACCGGTTTACAGAAACGAAACAGAGGCGGAGAAAATTGCTAGACTAGGCGCAAGACCTACATCATATTCTTCGTAGGAGAAAAAAATGGCAAATTACGAAGCGACTAAATATGATTATTCAGGTGCAAGCCTTACTGGTATTGAAGGAATTCCTACAGCAACTATAGTTCCATGGTCTTCTACTTCTATTCCGTCTGGATTTTTAGAATGTAATGGTTCAGCAGTTTCAAGATCAACTTATGCTGCTTTATTTGCGATCGTAGGTACAACTTATGGAGCAGGGGATGGTTCTTCTACTTTTGCCCTTCCTGATTTAGCTGATAAATGTTGTGTAAGTAAATCTAATAATAAAGGTTTAGCATCAACTGGAGGAGCAGAAACAGTCCAATGTACTGGAAACATTGGAGGATCTACAGCCAATGCAACTTTATCAACCCCACAACTTTCTTCTCATGGTCACCCTGCTGCACAGGGTCCTGGTCCTGGTAGCCATTTCAATGGTCCAACAGCAGCGTGGAACCTCCAAGCTGGTTCTCAAGGTAATTCAAACAGTGGTGGTGCAGGTTCAGGTGGTGGTCACTCTCACAACATGAGCGCTAATTTTGTGGGTGATGCAACTTCAGTTGTACAACCTTATTTAACTATTATGTATATTATAAAAACTTAGGATAAATTATGTCAAATTACGAAGCAACAAAATATGATTTCGATGCAGCAAACCTTACAGGTATTGAAGGAATTCCTACAGCAACTATAGTGCCGTGGTCTTCTGCATCAGTACCATCTGGATTTTTAGAATGTGATGGTGCAGCTGTATCAAGATCAACTTACTCAGCTTTATTTGCAGTCGTGGGTACAACTTATGGGGCAGGGGATGGTTCATCTACTTTTAATGTACCAAATTTAGCTGACAATGTTGCAGTAGGTAAATCTAATAATAAAGCTGTAGGATCAACAGGCGGTGCTAATACTGTAGCTAAAACTGGAAACGTTGCAGGTTCAACAGCTAATGCATCTTTATCAACTCCACAACTTGCTTCTCATAGTCACTCTGGAGGTGTAAGTTACAATTATGCATCGAGACAACACAATCATGCTCCTCTTGGTCCTGCTGGTGATCAGTCAACAACTTCAAATAATACTGGTAGTGGTAATGCACACTCTCACAACATGAGTGCAAATTTTAGTGGTGATGCAACTTCAGTTTTACAACCATACTTAACTGTAATATATATTATAAAAACTTAGGATAAATTATGGCAAATTACGAAGCAACAAAATATGATTTCGACGGAGCTAATTTAACTGATATTGAAGGTATCCCTACAGCAACTATTATACCTTGGTCAGATTCTTCTATACCAACAGGATATTTAGAATGTGATGGTGCAGCTGTATCAAGAAGTACTTACGCAGCTTTATTTGCAATCGTAGGTACAACTTATGGAGCAGGAGATGGTTCTTCTACTTTTAACATACCAAATTTAGCTGACAATATACCCGTTGGTAAATCTAATAACAAAGCTGTAGGATCAACAGGTGGTGCAAATACTGTAGCAGCAACTGGAAATGTTGCAGGTTCAACAGCTAACGCAACTTTATCGACTCCACAACTTGCTTCTCATACTCATGGTAAAGCTAGAGGTGGCGATCCAGGAGTATATTCAAATGATTCGGGAGGTGGCTATACTAGAAGTGGAGCATCCCCCGGTAACATGGGTAATTCAGGTTCAGGTGGTGGTCATTCTCACAATATGAGTGCAAACTTTAGTGGAGATGCAACGTCAGTTTTACAGCCTTATTTAACTATTATGTATATTATTAAAACTTAGTAATTTCATATTTAAAAGTTAATACCATTCTAAGATCATTATAATCTCTTCTAACATCTCTAGCGCAATGTTCTATACTTCCGTCAAAAACAACAACACGTCCTGGTTTTGGTATAACACTACGAATAATATCTCCGTCTTTATGGAAGACTGTTTCCCCTGCATTTTCTATATTCCAAGATTCATTTAAATAATACATAATAGTAATACCTTGATCGGTGTCAGTATGAGATTCATGCACAGTACCATAAGGATTAGCGCTAGCATAGACTCTAGAAAGTTTTAAAAATTTATTTAGGTTTAAATTTTTTAATATATTATTTGTTTGTAATTTATATTTTTTTTCTATTTTATTAGAGAAATTTAATTTATAATTAAATTTTCTCCATTTTTCATCATTATTGCCAGAACCTATAAAACCCCATTTTACAATGTCTCTAAAATAGAAATAACTTTCTAATACGTCTTTTCTATCAAAAATATTATCAATCACATTAATGTAATCATTAGACATTACAACAGCCATATAAATTACATTTTTTTGTTGCGATAATATTAATTTCTCTGCTTTTTCACCTATTAATTTTTTAATTATATTTCTATCGGTTTCAATTTTATCTAAGTAAATATTATGAAATAAACCTGCAAAACATGTGTCTTCATTACAATTCCATTTTCTTAAAAGATTATATACATTTAGTAAATGTTGAAATTTTAATGTTTTTTTACTTATTAAATAATTTATACATTTTAAATATTTATTCATTAAATTATCTCAACAACATCCAAGAAGTTAAAATATATTTTTCACCCGATAGTGGTGGATTACCTCTGTGTAAGTATGGAAACCCTGCAGGCCAAATAACTATTCTACCTTTTTTGGGTTTTACTCTTTTTGAAAAATGTAGAAATTCTGTTTCACCACCTTCTTCAACATCATTTAAATATATAGAAAATACAAAAGCTCTTGGTTCCATATCAAAACCTTGACCATGTTCAATATGCCAAACATGATAACCTTCTGTAGGTAAAGTTTTTTGAATTTTTACACAAGTAAAATGAAAAGGTTTATCTGAATAAGCATGGTCAGCTCCTGTGTTATTAACGTAATGATTCCAGGCTAAATCAAAATTTACTAATATGGGTTTTAATTGTTCCCACCATAAATTTAAATTATTTGCTCCTGCAAAAAATTGTTGATCTTGTTTGTTTAATGTAGACGCTTTTTCAAAAGCTATTCTATTTACGGTGCGATTAAATTTATCTTGTTCTTCATAAAATTTAATAGCATTATTGCATTCTTGTTCAGGTATGTAATTATCGTACACGCCTATAAAATTATTTATATTAACTGTTTTTTGATCCACTGTAGATCTCCTTCCGATTTTGTGTTTTTTGTTATTTTAAAATAATTGTCATATCCATGGTGTGGAAAATGTCCGTTTTTATCTACGTAATGAAAAAAAACTTGAGCCATACCATTACCTTTATATACACCCGGTCTCCAATGTTTTTCAAAAACTCCGTTATATAAAATAGCATCTCCTTCATTTAATTCAAATTCTTTACCTTCAACAACAATAGGCCAGTTATCATATTTTTTAATACATGCAGTAATAGATATTTCACATGAAGGTCTGTCTAGATGTTGTTTTAAATTTGCGCCAAATATATAATATCTCCAATATGCATAAGTTGGAATTAGATTTAAGTTAGATTTTTTTTCTACTAGAGGTAATTTAATATCTAAAAAAGAAGTCATTAATGGATCTTCGTACCATGCGGGAGAAAAAGATTGACCATCTAATTGATGGTCTTTATTTAAATCTAATTTATTATGACAATATTTTTTAAGAATACTTAATTCTTCTTTATTAAAAAATTTTTTAATTATTCTAGCCATGCAACTATACTATACCTTGTTCCTTTCGTAATTGGTTCTATACAATGTGGATACATAAAATTACTTGGAAAAAATACAATAGAACCTTTACCGAGTTTTAATCTTTTAATTTCTTTTTCTTTTTGATCTGCAAAAATTAAATCTCCTCCTTCATAATCATTATTTAAATTAATTATAACACTTAAAGTTCTATGAAAACCTGTAGAATTATCTGTGTGGAAATCATACTTTTCACCAGCGCTATACTTCAATAAATCTATTTGATTTAATTTAGAACTCTCCATTTTTGGAAATTTAATTTTGTAAAAACTATATAGTCTTTCTATTTCTTGTTTTATAAAATTCCAATAAAAAAGATCTGTAGGAAATTTTTCAGTGTTTAAATGATAACCTTTTACGTTTCTTATATGTTTATTTAGTCCACCTTTTGTATTCATATTTTTTTTAGCTTTATGTTTTATAAAAGGTGTCAATCTATCTATAAATTCTTTATCTATAATGTTTTTTAATTCAACAACTGCTTCCAAATGATCTTTCATTTTAAAACTCATATTCTTCTATAAACAAAGTTGCAGTGTATCTTTTTAAATTTTCTATATCACTTTTGTGTGCACAGTGCAGACGATCAGAAGGGAATAAAACTGCTCTATTTGGTCTAAACCCCACATGAATATCTAACTCGTTTTCTGTAAAAAAACAAGTACCTGTTGTAACACCAATTGGACCATCCAACATAATTAAAATATTATATTTTATACCGTAAAAATTATCTGTATGAGGATAAAATTTATCTAAATTTCTTAAATCAATACCACAAAACGGATATATTTTTTTAATTTTAAAACTGAATTTTTTTTCAGCTTGTTTAATAAAGATATCAAGAAGTTTTTTATCCTCGTTTAATATAAACCTATTTCCATAAAAAGTTTCTTTTGTTTTTTTTGTAGCATTTTCAAAATACTGTGGAGTAAAAACTAGATTTTTTTTAATATGATTAACAATCATATTTAGTTTTTCTTCTTCAAAAAAGTTATCAATTATTTTTATCATTCAGCGTTATACCCTATTACATAACTTATAGATGTTCTCCAATAAGGTATCTTTTTTATTTTTTGCGATTTATGTCTTTTATTTGAATCAAATAATATGAAATCTCCAGGTAAATATTTAAAAATTTTACCTTCAATATTTAATTCTCCTCCCCATTCTTCTGCCCATTGAGGTGTTAAAAAACCGACAATACTATAAGAATTTTTAGTGTCATTATGAAACTCTGTGTAGTGATTATCATTCTGAGCATTTAAAGCTATTCTTTTAATTTTTCTAGGTAAAATAAAATTATGTTGTTCTTTTAGTTTTTGATTTATTCTATCAAATAAACAATTAAAATACCCTATCCAATAGGGGTGATCATATTTTATTTCACCTTTTTCTAAAAAAGTTACACCTGGAAAAGAACCTCCTAGTTTTTCTTTTGTAGAAATTCTATTAAGAGCCCATATACTTTGATTAATGAGACCTTGATATAACTCAAAAGAATCTTCTAAAGTTATTACGTTTTTTATTACCTTTATCATTATCGTACTTTCATTTTCTATATTTATAAGATATAAAGCACTATATGCTACAAAAATTAAATTTCAAGCCTGGTTTTAACAAAATGGTCACAGATTCAGGAGGAGAATCTCAGTGGGTTGATGGTGATTTTGTTAGATTTAGATATGGATTACCTGAAAAAATAGGTGGTTGGAATCAATTATCTATTGCAGGTGAAACCTTACCTGGAGTAGCACGTGCTCAGCATACTTGGACATCTTTGAATGGTGAAAGATATGCAGCTATTGGAACTTCACAAGGTTTATTTTTATACTATGGAGAACAGTTTTTTGATATTACACCATTAGATACAGCTATAACAGGATGTACGTTAACTACAGTTAATGGTTCGAATGTTTTAGAAATTAATAAGGGATCACATGGTCTAGAGGTTGGAAGATATATAACATTATCTGGAGTAACAGTTACAGGTGCATCAGACTATACAACGGCAGAATTAGAAGTAGCTTATGAAATATTGACAGTACCAACAGTTGATAAGTTTACAGTTCAAGCGGTAAGAAATGAAGGAGGATCTGGTATGACTGCAGCAGGAGCTGCAACAGTTAATCCTTATGAACAAGTCGGACCCGTCTTTCAAACACTTGGTTATGGTTGGAGTACTTCTACATGGAGCACTTCTACTTGGGGAACAGAAAGAGATACAAGTTCTGTGACTCTGGATCCAGGAAACTGGAGTCTTGATAACTATGGTCAAGTTCTTGTTGCAACAATTAGAGATAGTAAAACATTTACTTGGAATGCAGGTGCAGCAAACGCAAGAACAATTAGAGCATCAACAAGTACATCAGGTGCTTCGACTTCAAATAATCCGACAGCGTCAAGATTAACTCAAGTCTCTGATAAAGATAGGCACTTATTTCATTTTGGAACTGAAACAACAATTGGTAATTCATTAACTCAAGATCCAATGTTTATAAGATTTTCTAATCAAGAAGATTTAAATGATTATGCACCTACCGCTGTTAATACTGCAGGTACATTTAGATTAGATAAAGGTAATAGAATTGTTGGAGCAGTATCGGGTAAAGATTATACTTTAGTTTTAACAGATAGCGCTGCTTATGTAATTCAATTTGTTGGTCCACCTTTTACATTTAGTATTAGACAAGTTGGTTCTAACTGTGGATTAATTTCACAACACGCATTAACTTATTCTGATGGTAAAGTATTTTGGATGTCAGGAGAAGGTGGTTTCTTTGTATTTGATGGTACAGTAAAATCTCTACCTTGTTTAGTTGAAGACTTTGTTTTTACAACAACTTCAGATAATTTAGGTATAAATTTTAATGCAACAGAAACAATTTATGCAGAACACAATACACTCTATGGTGAAGTAAACTGGTTTTATCCAAAATCTGGCTCAACACAAATTGATAGATGCGTTACATATAATTATGGAGAAAATGTTTGGACAACTTCATCACTAGCTAGAACTACATATGTTGACACTGGAGTTTTTGATGTACCTTATGCAACAGAATATAGCTCTACATCTTTACCTGTGTTTCCAGATATTTTAGGTATTACAAATACATATGGAGCAACTACATACTATGCTCATGAAGTTGGAACAGATCAAGTTAATAGCTCAGGTACAACAGCTATTCCTGCATTTATTCAATCTGGAGATTTTGATATTACACAAGTTAGAACTAGACAAGGTCAAGCAACAGGTGCTGTTGACTATAGAGGAGATGGAGAGTTCTTTATGTCAGTAAAAAGATTCATACCTGATTTTAAAGTTCTTACAGGTAATTCAAAAATTACATTACTATTAAATGACTATCCAAATAATACTGCATCTAGCTCACCTTTAGGTCCATTTACAATTACAAGTTCTACTGATAAGATAGACACTAGAGCAAGAGGAAGACTTGTAGCATTAAAAATAGAAAATGATAGCACTGGTGAGACTTGGAGATATGGAACTTTAAGACTCGATGCTCAACCAGATGGAAGAAGATAATGGCAAAAATAGTAGTTAGTATACCAGAACCAAAACAAGAGTATGATGTATCTAATCAAAGACAAATTTTAGAAGCTCTTGACACCTTAAAAAATCAACTTAACTTTTCTTTTCAACAAGATATAAGAAATGAAGAAGATCAAAAGGAGTGGTTTTTAAGTGGCTAATTTTTATAAAAGTACAACATTTAATTTAACAACAGCTAATTTAACAACAGCTTTAACTATTTCTACATCTGCTATTGCTATTGTTAGAGCGGTACAAGCAAGCCATGCAACAGCCAGTAATGTTGATGTAGATTTATATTTAAAAAAATCAGGTGGATCTGATGTTGAAATATCACATTCAACATTGAATAAGTCTACTGATAATCTAGCTAAAAATGTTATTAACTTAGAAGGTGGAGATATATTAAAATTACAAGCAAGTTCAGCAAACGAGATCACTGGACAAATTAGTTATCTTTTGATAGATAGATCACAAGAAAATGGATAAAGATAAACTAGAACACACTCACGATAACGGCATTACTCATTCTCATGAAGGTGGTGATGTTTCACATACACATGATATACCAAAAATAGATTGTGTTACTACAACAACATACAGAAATACTAAGACTGGAGAAGTGTCTAAAGAGAAAGTAGAAGGACCTGATATTGTACAAGATGTTACAGTTCAAATTACTAACAAAGGTCTTGAAGTATTTCAGAAAGTAATGAATCAAAGTAATGGCAAACCAAAACCCTAGAGGCGGGACAGAGTTACAATTTGAATATCTAAGAAAGCATGTTGAAACAAGCTTACTTAATCAAGTAGAAATTTGTACATCAGTTCCAGGCAAAGTACCTTTACATCCAACTAAGTTAAATATTCTTTGGCAAAAAAATTCTTGGGATCAACCTAATTTACATCCATGGTTTAAAGATAAATCAAATCATAATAAATATGATTGGTATATTTTTAATTCTAATTGGAACTTTGAACAATTTACAAAAAGATTTGATTTACCTAGAGAAAAATGTGCCGTCATTAAAAACGGTATTGAACAAGTACAACCTATTTCTACTCAATATAAAAAAGGTGATCCTATAAAGATAGTACATCATTGTACACCTTGGAGAGGTTTATCTGTATTGTTAGGTGCAATGCAATTAGTTAAGAATCCATTAATTAGTTTAGATGTTTATTCTTCTTGTGAAGTATATGGAAAAGATTTCGCTGAAGCTAATGACAAATCATATGAGCCTTTATATGAACAAGCAAGACAATTACCTAATGTAAATTACATTGGTTATAAACCAAATGAATATATAAAAGAAAATTTAAAAGATTATAGAATGTTTGTATACCCAAGTATTTGGGAAGAGACATCTTGTATATCATTATTAGAATCTATGTCCGCAGGTCTATATTGTATTACAACTAACTTCGGTGCTATATATGAAACCGGGGCCGAGTTTCCAATGTATGTACCTTACTCAAATGATTACAAAAGTTTAGCTAGAAAGTTTGCGGCAGCCATAGAAGCTTCTGCAGATATACTCCATGATTCAGGCATCCAGGATCATTTAAAGATGCAACAAAATTATGTAAATAGATTTTATGATTGGCGAGCAAAAGGACAAGCGTGGACAAGATTTTTGAGAGGAGCACTAAATGCAAAATAATGAACCAATATGGTTTTCTGAAAAAAAGAAAACTAATGCTAATGAAGATACTTATCAAACTGAAAAAATAGAACAGGTAAACTCAAATGTTAAAACTATTAATGTAGGTAATATTTTAGATAAACCGAAAGCAAAGATAATGGTTTGTACTCCTTGTCATAGTGAAGTGTCTATGCATTATACTCAAGCTGTTCTAAAGTTTCAATTAGACTGTATGCAACAAGGTATACTAGTTAGTTTTACATTACTTAAATCATCATTAGTTACTCAAGGTAGAAACTTATGTGTAGCAGAATTTTTAAATCATAAAGATCATTACGACTACCTATTATTTATAGACTCAGATATAGATTTTAACTCTAACACTATATACAAAATGATAGGTGCAGATAAAGATATTATCTCTTGTCCTTATCCAATGAAAACATTTGATACAGATAAAATGTGGAGAAAGATTAAAGAAACTAATTTAGTTAATACACCTGATGATGTACTAAAAGCAGGTCATGTATTTCCAATTAAAATGGACAATCCAAATGAAATGACTATGGAGAATGGAGTCATAAAAGTAACTCATGCTCCTACAGGATGTATGTTAATTAAAAGACAGGTTATTGAGAAGATGATAAGGAATCATCCAGAATTAGAGATATATCAACCAACAGTTATCAACGGTAAAGAGGTTAAAAAAGAAAACTTCTACAATTTATTTGATACATTACATGATGTAGAAACTAAAAGATATTTTGGTGAAGACTTTGGTTTCTGTCAAAGATGGACAGATATGGGTGGAGAAGTATATATCTATGCTATGGATAATATAACCCATGTTGGAGATCACCAATACTGTGGTCGATTTTTTGATTTATTAGAAAACGCAAAACCTGTTGACGATAGCGAAAAAATCAAATAAAGTATTATATTTACAGGATTCTACGCCTGCCAAACAGTATAAATATATTTAAATTATGGCGATATCACGAGGATTACAACCCAGACAATTAAGACGGAACGGTGGAATAATGGAAGCTGTTCCAAGACAAGGATATTTTTTAGGTAAACTTGTTAAGAGTGTTAAAAAAGGTGTTAAAGGTTTAGCTAAAGGAGTTAAGAAATTTGCTAAATCTGACTTAGGTAAAGCTGCATTATTGGGCGCTGCTGCCTTTGGTATACCTGGAACACAATTTGGTGGTTTATTAGGTAGAGCTAGCATAGGTGGTGCAGCTCCAAGTATTTTTGGTAAGAGTGGAGGCATCAGTGCTTTATTAGGTGGTGCAGCAGGACCAGGAGCTCCAATGTCAAATTCGTTTGGTATGGCTAAAAAAGGTAATATGTTTAGTAAATTTTTAGAAGGTGGAGCAACTTTAGGCAACACAGCAAAAGTATTTGGTGGTAGTAGTTTAATAGCTGGTATGTTAGCTAAAGCAGAAGAAGGCGATGAAGAGGCAGTTGCAGCAACTAGAAATGTAGATGCATTAAGAAGTTATTTAGAAAAAGGTGCAAGAAATTTAAGAGTACCTGAAAATGAAATATCTAAATTAGTAGAGGACAATGTCGCTGAATATACTCAAGATATGGCTAGAGGACAGATGGCCAATGGTGGTAGAATAGGTTATGCAGGTGGAACAGAGTTTGAAGAATATCTAAAAGGTAGAGAAGAATTTAATAAGAAACAAAATGCTGAACAACTTTATAAAGAGTTTTTAGAAAATAAACGTAGACAAAAGGTAGCTGAACAGAAAACAATGGCTGCTAACGGTGGTAGAATAGGTTATGCTTTTGGTACTCCAGAACAAAATGCTATACAAGCAGCAGGCATCATGGATCTACCATTAAATAAAAACCCTGCGGGAGTTACAGAATTAGACCTTAGAGAAACAGGTGGATTTATTCCTCCAGTTGGTGTAAAAGAAAAGGCAGATGACATCCCTGCGATGTTAGCAAACAATGAATTCGTATTTACAGCTGATGCTGTAAGAGGAATGGGTGACGGAAACGTTAATAAAGGTGCACAACGTATGTACGATATGATGAAAAAATTAGAAAAAGGCGGTAGAGTATAATGTCTAGTGAAACAATAACACAAATAAATCAACCACCAGAGTTTATAGAAGCAGAATCGAAACTTTATTTAGACCAATTACAAAAAGGAATTGGTGCTTTTAAAGATGCTGACTTATCAAAAGTCATGGGTGACCAGTTTATTGCAGGTCAAGATCCTTTTCAAAAAAGAGCACAAGAATTAGCAGAATCAGGTATTGGTGGTTATCAAAAATTTTTAGATGCAGCATCAGGTTTTCAAACACAAGCCGGAAAATCTGCAGCGGCAGCAGGTCAATTTGTAGGACCGGATGCATACAAAGCATTTATGTCTCCGTATCAACAAGATGTTATTAATGCGACTTTACAAGAATTTGATATTCAATCTCAAAGAGGTGTACCCGGTTTAGCTGCATCAGCAATCACTGCAGGAGCGTTTGGTGGTGGTAGAGAAGGTGTTCAAAAAGCAATCTATGGTTCTGAATCAGATAGAAATAGATCAGCAATACAAGCAAATTTATTACAACAAGGTCTTCAATCAGCTAGAGCTGCAGCAGGTCAAGCCTTTGGTCAACAACAATCAATAGCTGCGCAACAACAACAACTTGCTTCAGGTCAACTAGGATTAGGTTCGGCGCAACAAGGTTTCTTAGGTCAAGATGTAGGAGCCCTACAAACATTTGGTGATATTAATCAAATGCAAAAACAAAGAGAGTTAGACGCTCAGCGAGAATTATTAGTAGCACAAATGAATCAACCTCTAACAGCTGCCCAACAATATGGTTCAGGAATCATGGGTCTAATTTCTGGATACCCTGGAGGAACTCAACAAACAGTACAACCAACATCATCACCTAGTGCTCTTCAAACAGGTATAAGTGCCGGTGCTACATTAGCAGGTTTATATAGAGCATTTAAACCACCAACAACAGCTTAATTATGAGTAGAATATTTAGAAGACCAATGTTTAGAAAAGGCGGTAATGTCGGAGAAGGCATTATGACTGGTATTGTAGATAGAGAAAATCATGCTACAGATCCTTTTGTTGGGGATATAGATCCGTTTAATGTTCCATATTCATTTGATAGTCCACAAACACCAGTTACATCACCCTATAAAGGACGAACTATACCTAGTTTAAGAGAGTTGACTACAGAAAGTAGAGAAGCTTTAATGGAAGCAGCTGGAGATAGAGGTGGATTTGATCCATTAACAAGTTTCTTATTAGCATACGGGCCAGCAGCAGCTGTAGAAAATAGAGGTGGTGGAACCATAGGTAATTTAATTGCAGCAGCAGAAAAACCGGCTGCAGCTTTAATTAAAGAAAAAGCAGAGGAAGATAAATTTCAAAGAGGTCTTAGACTTGAAGCAACAAGTGTATCCATGGCTAAAAGAAATCAAATGATTGCTGAGGAAGCAGATAGAAAATTTAAATCAGATATGGCTATGGCAAAAGAAAAACTTAATAGAGATTTAAGTGTTGAAGAAAAAAAATTTTTAATTAATAAATCTATAAGAGAAGCTGAACAAGCATCAGAGCGTCAAGATAAACAAATACAAGCTCAAAAAGATATTGCAGCCGCAGATAATCAAAATAGATTAGATATTGAAGCAGCTAGAAAAAAAGATGTGAATAGTATAGAGTCAAGAATAGACGCAG